ACTGGGAGGGTAACCGTTAGGTTAACTCCGTCTACAGTAAGCTCTAGCAGTTGGTTCGCGGCTGTGATGGCAAACCCACCTGAGACCAAGGTGATTTCCTTGGACACAAGGTAACCACGAGTGGCAATCGCTAGGTTGGTAACCACCGTTGGAGCCCCGTTCAGGGCTGTGCGCCAAGTGGCAGAGGATGGGCTGTAGAACGAGAAGGGCTGTGCTCCCTTGTTCGTGTACAGAGCACTCGTAGCTACACTCGAACCAAAGGTAACGGTGACCGTCTCAGAGGTTGGAGTCTTGCCGTAGTGGAAGGCATCAGGAACCTGCTCAGCTCCTCGTGGCCACTGTACAGTGTCCACCAAACCGCCACCCTTGGACCCGAAGCGCACCTGCATCACATTGGTGTTGTAGAGTGCGCTGAGCACCTCAAACTGACCCGAGCCCGCAGGACCACTGGTCTTGTTTGTGATGACATAGGTGTCATCTGCAATACGGTTGTAGTGGTACGTAGCGTACGCCTTGAAGTCTGGCGGAACAGGGTCCTTTAGGGTGACCTTGCGAGTGGACCCGTCAAGAACAAGGACCTTTGCTGCGGGACGACCCAAAGCATCTCGCAAGCTTCGACCAACACGAATCACCACCAAGTCTGGACGATTGGTGATGAGGTCGTTACGAGCATTCGTAGCCGTGTTGAACAGAGTCTGAGTCAGCGGAGTGTTACGCCCGTTACCCGTGGTAGGGGATACAGGGAGGACGAAGTCTGTCGTAGACACCTTGGATGGGACCACAGAGGTGTCGACGTAGCGCTCACACTCCACCAACCACAGCTTATCGTCCACAAGCGTGGGGATAATCTGAGAGTCATCTAGCGGCTCTGCCCCTGGAGTGCGGAGCGATGAAGCTACACTGTAGCTCGTACCCCAGTGGATGATAGAGACGTCAGGACTTGGGTTGGAAACTACGAAGTCCTGGTTCTGGATGTAGTCCGAACGGTTTGGGCTAATACCACAACGGACAATGTTCGTTACCAGCGTGTTAGGTAGGTAGTCGAACGTGTCCTGCCAAGTATTCGAGTAGTACGTGATCTCTACAATCGCCCCAACAGAGGGCGGAGAGCTAAGATTCACGATACCGTTTGTCCCATCTACCGAGGATGGGATTACCTGAGATCCATTCACCATGACCACTACCTTGGAGGGGTCAGTGGTGGTGATTCCCCCAGAAGACCCATCTACGATAGGCCTCTGGTAGACGCGGAAGGCAGTGTTTCTCGTAGACTTCTGCCCTGCAAAGAGACCGAGCGTCCCGTTCGCATTGCCATCCATAATCTCGATTGAGATTGCAGAGTTCATCTGGAGGTGGAGCGTGCCGTCATTTGCCTGGAACACCAGGGTGCTTAGCCCCGAGATACCAGCAGCGTCAATCTGATTCTTCAACGAAGACACTGTAGCAGCTGCGGCATCCGTGAAGGCAATCGTGGACTCTAGTCCGTCAACCTTGATTTTGAGGAGGTTGTTCGTGCCAGCCGTAATCGAAAAGGGCTCGTACCCAGAGGCCACAATCTCTGCCGTTGTGCTCGTTACTTGGTCCGAGACATTATCCGTGAAGGCCGTGTCGCCCCGGTGGAAGAAGTAAGTGACTCGTACGTTATCGGTTGGCTGAGGAGGGACCTGAAGGATGACCTCTCCAGTTGTACCTCGTACCGCTCCAATCGCAACGGGAACACCATTCACGGTGACCGAGACAGCCCTAGCATCGTTGCTTGGTCGACCGATACCCTGCCCATCAACGATAGGGAAGTTACGAACTACAAATCTAGTTCGGGTACCATTGTTTGCCCCCAGAACCAAGTTCTGAGGGTTGGTGTCGTCTACAACCCAACGAGCAGAGATATCCTCGTTAAGGATCTGCTGATCTAGCGTGGACGAGGAACCTCGCACCAACTCTAGGTCGTACTGCTCCAGCTCCTCCTGGCCAATTCCAACCAACATTGGAATTCGCAGCCCTGGGATCAATGAAGCTAAGGTCGCCTCGGTTAGAGTACGCGAGTATACGCCAGGTGGGACGTAAGTGCCTAGTGGACCAAAGCTCATGGAATCTCCTAGTTAGCTAACACTGTAAAGGGGAGTTTGATCTGGGTCTGAGTTTGGGTGCGTCTCTACCACCCTACCGGTCTAACAAGTGAACTATTAGTCTCCGGACGGAAGCCATGCCCAAGCTAGTCGAACAGCTTCAACCAGGTTAGAATCTAGCTTAGTCTGATCAATTGATCGAAGTAGACTCTGGCACTCAACAAACTTACCTTGCGCACAAAGGCTATCGATAGCTTCGTCTGGGCGCTCTTGCGCTACCAAGGAGTACAAGTCTTCTGGGCGCACTAGGCTCCTGGCTTAGCCACAAGGGGTTGTTGAGCTACAGCTACAGCGTAGTCTACGACCTTCTCCCGTCCCTTCTTACTAGAGGCGGTCATAGCATCGTAATCCACGAACCCATCTCCATCGTAACGCAAGAGAGCACTAGACCCGGAGGTCTCTCGAACCTGCTTCTTCACCTTGTCGCGTTCTCGATACTCACTCCAGCGAGCCTCGGCACTTCGACCTACAGCCTTATCCGCAGAAGGGTAATCTTGGTCATGCACTCCTGAGTTCCCAGGTGCCTTTGCTCCTGGGGTCACGAACCCAAAACCGAACCCAGTAAAGATTCGTGGGGCATCCTCCCTACAGCTTGGACAAGCGTACAGAGGATACTCCCCCATCTTTAGGGTTCGGTCGAACCTGGTTTGGCACACTTGACACTCAAACGAATACTTTGGCATAGTTAACTCATCTATCTTGTTGGGGGTACTGTCACTTCGCCTTAGCCTTAAGGATTGCTTCGATTTGAGGAGTCAACTTCTCAGCTACCGCAGCCAAACCTGCTATCTTTTTAGCTATAACTGCAACAAAGTCTGCGTAGTCGTCTCCATCCATCTTCTGCATAGCCTTGAAGTCACCGAAGTACTTGGTGATCGCATTTCCGACAAGTTTATTTACCGCAGGGGGTAAAGAGTAAAGAGTTAGTAGGACTTTATTCTTGGCGTTAGTGGTTACATCCACCAGATACCGTTGATGTCTCGTTATTGGCAACTCAACATGGGAGGGGTTAAAGCTCATCGCAGGAGCGCTGTAGAATTGACTCATCGAGTTGGCAAAACTCTTGCCAACTTTCTTAAGCTCCGCGTCAGCCTTCTTGAGATTCTCTTTGAGCGTTGCCATGATGGCGTCCACATCCTGTAGTAGTAGTTTAGCTACTACATTATGAACTATCCGTATATCGGCACTTGACATGACATCTCTCTCCTTAGGTGATTCTCTCGTAGTCGCTATTCCGACCCTTGATGACGGGTACAGTGGCAAAGAACAAGCCACCTTGGGACATCGCTACGAGACTCGAAGCCCCGCCACGACGATCTGCTGTAACGGAGGCCTCTGCCTGACGAGTGGCAGCTACGACCTTACTAATCGTAAACGGTAGTGGGATATGGACCTCCCAGTCCGCTTGAAGCTGGACAGACATAGACGCAGTATAGAAGTAGAGGTCACCCGTCTCGTCATAAGTCTCCTCGGCTTCTCCGCCCATAGAGACATCCACCAACTCAATCCCCTCTGAGGACAACACGGACCTCTTGTCTGCCCACAAGGTCATTGTGACGGTATCTGCAATCTCTTCCATTTGGATGGGGTCTTGAGCGATGACATCGAGGTCGAAGCTTACGTCAAACCTCCCACCGTATGCCTGAGCGGTATCCACTCGATCGGCATACACGACAATGGCCATCTTATCCCCAGGCTTGCCTCGCTTACCAAAGGCCAGTACAACCCCTGGAATTGTCGTCCAGTCTGCCGTGTTCCAGGACCACTGAATAGGTCCAATCGATGGGACTACATACCGGTAGTCTGCGGTAAGCGTTGAGCCCTCGTAGAACATCGAGAGGAGCTTGACCTTACCTGTATCGTAATTGACGGTGTAGTCTCGACCTTCAATCAGCAAGAGGTTGCGATTCTCCCAGATTCTAAGTGTCTGACTTACAGGTAGATTTGAGAGAATCGCCTCTGTCTCCACCCCCGACTTGATGGCAAGCAGAGGCTCATCCGTTGCGGTTAGTAGAGGGTCGATTGCAAACGTACCAAACTCCCCAGGGATCGTAGGGGCAGTAAGACACTCGATGTAGTAGACTCCAGGTGGGGTAGTAAACCCATTCTCACGTATGTAGGAGTAGTCCTCTTTCACCCACTCTAGCAAATGGGAGGGTTGCTCCATGTAGCTGAGCATCACATGTGATTGAACTACCCCAATGAAGTTCTCGCTTGAGAGTTGCACCTTATTGGTGTTGGACCCCTTGACTACAATACCGAATTGGGGTCTCTCATCAAACGCGTACTTATTCTGTATGTAGTTTACAATCTTACTGTAAACAGGATGCTTCGCAAAACTGTCCTGAAGCTCTAGGATGAGTCGTCTCTTCAAAGAACTAATTAAGCAATAATACACCTTAGTGTCTCACTTCTTTGAGAATGACCTGAACCGTAGACCGCGATAGTTCAACCGTTTTTGCGATGACCCCTAAACTAAGGCCTTGCTCCCGCAAGACCTTAATCTGAGAACGCACTGCATCTGTGATCTTGTATCGACCATCACTGGGCTGAAAAACCTTGATGACCGGACTGGGCACTACGAAATCCGTTGGTTGGTGGCCCTCAAGGTACTCGGCAGCCTTACGTAAAAGTGCTGAGCTATCCTTAAAGTGACCTAGACCTACGTTGCAGGTGTGGCACAAAAGTCCCCGAACACGACCTGTACTATGGTCGTGATCGATGTGAACTCGTTTCCCAAACGACTCATTACAAATAAGGCAGAGACCACCCTGTATCTCAAAAAGTGCTTGATGTTGCTCAACTGTAAGCCCATACTTCTTCAAGCGTCTTCTCTCAGTAGCATCATCTCGCTTGTCCGGGTTAGCTTTGGCCCAAGCTTTACTGTCCGCATTCACCTTATCCTTGTTACTCAAGTATTGAGCGTGCTTGTATGCCTTCGCCTTCGGCTTGTCGGCATGGTAGCGTTTCAAGTTACGAGCGGCACCACAAGGCAGACAGTGCCCGTATTTACCTCGCTCAGAACTACCACACTTAGTGCATGGGTGCGAAGGACGTTTAAGCGTCCCATCTGCTAATCCCTGCGTACGATTGCGAGAGTTAGTCTTAGCCTGACTTTTATGGGATTGGTAATAGGCCTGTAGGTAAATCTTCGCACAAGGGCGACAACCACCCTGACTGTTCCGATCAGTTACTCCACATTTTTTGCAAGGTTTCACGAAATCCTCACTCTTGCATCGCTAGTACAAGAAGGCCTTCTGCTACTGCCGTCATAGGGTCCTTCGCCTGTCGAACCTCGGAGATTTGGATTGGGAAACCCTTCTTCTTCATGGCTTCAAACTCCTCTTTGAAGATATCCATGAAGCCCTCCGCCTTCGTGGTCCCACCTGACACTATGAATGGGATGGGGTCCGAGAGTTCCATCTTCCCTGCGTCCCTACGGAATTGGTGTGCGATCTTCTCCAGGCTGTAGCTGATGAGACTACGAATGTAGAGAGATATCGCTTCAGCCTCACGACTGTTCTTCGGTGGGTTAGCAAGATTGAAACCTCCTTTTTCTTTGATTGCGCAAATACGGGAAGCTGTCATTCCAGTGGCTTTAGACGCGTGGAGATCAATCCAATCCCCACCTCTAGCCATCGAGAACTCCATACCCATCATGGTCTGATAGGCGAGTGCTACGTTACACATGCCCGAGCCAAAGCTGACCGATAGCCCAGAGAACTGCTCTTCTGCACACTGGCTATAGATGATAGCCATAGCTTCGTTCATCGGGTGGGGGGTGTAACCAAACTCAGAGATGATCTTGCGGAAGACCTCACGGTGGTAAGTGACGTCCTGGTCTGGGATGTCAATAGGTGCCGCAGGAATACTGTAATAACAGTGCTCCCCTTCGACCAAGGGCTCCTGTAGGACTTGGAAGATCATCAAAGACAAGACTTCCTGAGCCAAGAACTCCCCAGCTGCAACAACGCCTTTCGCGAGAGGTCTACGCACCTCCCGCTTGAAGAGGTTGGCCATGTTCAAGGCTGAGTCTCCAATGACAATCAGCTGACCATCCCTCTCGACGTACTCGACCTTCGTCATTTTGAGGGCCTTTTTAGCCTCCCCGTCCAAGTCAATGAACGCATCCCTTACTCGTTTGGTATGGATCTTGTTGTCTTTTGTCTGCCGAGCGGACAAAATATTCATTGTCCCCAAGTCAATCCCAACTCCATAACAATATGTCTGGTCTGTACTCATTTGTTCCTCATTTTGAGAGCCTCACATAGGATCTCTGCACACTTTTCCTGATTTTGACGTAAGTCACTTTCCCACAACCGTATTAGCACATAACCCTTGTTCTTAATGAGGGAGTTACACGAGGCATCTAGTCGTCTCTGCTTCTGCTGAGACTTGGATAGTTTATCGTCGTTAGGGTACACTTCTGGGTTCGCATGCCAATAATCCCCGTCAGCCTGCACCACGAGTCGTAAATCAGGGACAAGAAAATCCACCGTGTAAGGACCTAAGGTGGCCTGTTCCACGAACGACGCTCCAAGCCCCTGAAGAAGACCCCTGACAATCAACTCGGGCTTTGTTACCTTGCGCTTGAACTTTGACATCCTCCCTGGAGAGGCCGCCCTGAGCTTATCCTTATACTCTGCGGCTTTCTTCGCCCCGTACACCTCTTCGTAGCTCCTACCTGTCTTACTTTTGACATGGGCTCGAATGCCACGGGTGATGTTAGCAACGTAAGCAGGATCTTGGTATAGATGCTTTACCTTATGTATGGGGTTCTCAACTCCACGTTGGTTGACTCCAAACTCTGGGTGCTCCTGATGCCACTTACGAAGAGAACTATTTTCTCCCTCCAACCATGGTCTCGGCTTGGAGCCATAGTTAGGATTTTTTTCACCCTTAGCAACGCCATTCTCAATGCGCTGCTGACTAATCTTTGTTCGAGTCTCAAGTGTATGCTTGCGTTCATCCCATTTTCTAGTTCGAAGACCATGCCTAGACAACTCTCTAGCCAACGTCTGCTTGCCACAACTCAGGATAAGTCCCATTTTCTGTATTGTGATGTTAGGGTCGGTATCCAGCAAAGACTGTAGCTCTTCCTTCGAGAATGTTCGTTTTTCTTGAGGCATACTACAACAGGGCATAAGACCTTTATCGAACCCCAACCCTACCTCAAGATCTCAGCCTGGACTTACCTTCCAACGATCTGACGTAGCCCCTTTTACCTGACCAACCTTACTCCGTTGAGTAAGAAGGTAAACGTGCTCTTCGTGCTTATCTTCAATGCTTGCAAGTAGGTTATCGGTACCACGCGAGAGAGCGCCTGAGGCCTTCATCGTCGCTACGACTTGCTTCAACTGAGCAAGAACCCATCGCTCCGCAACAAGGCTGGTAGCGATGTAAGACTTAGGGTCTTCTTGGAGGTTCCAGGTCGCAAGCACACTCAGAACTTGTTGTGCTTGAACCACGGGGTGGATGGAACCAGATGCAGCCCCAGTTCCCACAGCTCGCTCAGCGATGCTGTCAATCTCCCCAACCGTATCCGCGTAGAGACGTTCAAAGAGAAGGTGGTCTGCGTAGAAGGCTGGACCTGAAGTAAGCCAGTGGTGCGTTTGGTGAACCATAGCTAGGGCGCGAAGGGCCGCTAGTGCCTCTGGCAACCCAAACTCAGAGCTAACCCTCTGAGACGCTGTACGTCGGGAAGGGCTCTCCGGAAGGTACGGAGGCCCCTGAGTGTAGGGGTCATAAGAGGATGGGTCTTGCCAGATCGCCTGAGTGGCGTCAGCTGCTACTTTCCAGTTCACTTAACTCTCCGCAACTTTCCGGTCTGCATCGGAACAACCTCAGATTCGACATACTTGATTGCATCCTCGTCAGTCTTCGCCTGAACGCCTCCGCTACAACCGCCCCCGCGATAGGAGTAGGTTACTTTTACGTCACGTCCCGGTATAGTCCATTCCTTTTTGTATAAAGTCAAGCGTTCACCCTTTTTACGTGTAGGATCCCACCATGCAACTAGAGTCTCCTTGAGCTTACCAGTCTCACCTACTACGCGACGTACCACTTGGGCCACAATCAGAAGATCAGACATTTTAGATGTGGGTTTCAATCTAGCTTCTCCTCTAGCTGCTTCGCAACAAGCAGAGCCTTCTCCCCAAGCTTACGAATCTCAGGTACGACATGAGCCATGACAAAGGTTGGGTCTTCCGTGGTACCCACTCCTACCTTCTTCATTCTTGCCGACCTTTGAGCGGCCTCCTCCAACCCCTCCAGGATCTTCGCGTATTGGACCTGGAGGACCTTCAACGCGGGGTGGGATTCCTTCTTCGCGAGGATGTCTGAGGCAAGCTCCCACTGCATAGGTGAGCTTGCAATCTTCTCTTTCAAGTCCTTACCTACGTCACTCAACGTAGCCTTCTCCGCCTTAGGGGTGACGCTCTTTCCGGAGTAAGGGCTCTTTAGCGTGCTGGTCTTCTTCTCTGGGAGATAGAAGTCGTTGCCCTCGTCATCCGTGTACTTGAAGAGGGAGCCCTTGGTCTTCGACCCGTCTTCCTTTTGCTCTTTGCTTACATCCCCTAGAGAGGACCTCTCAGGCTTGGCGGTAAAGCTCTTCCCGGAGTAAGGACTACGAACGGTGCCAGTCTTCTTCTCTGCTAGGTAGAAGTCCTTGCCGTCTTCGTCTACGTACTTCCAAAGGATAGCTGCTGCTGCCGTGACCTGAACTAACTTGGCGATGCGGTCTCTAATAGTCATGACTTATCCTTCTCTACCTTCAACTTACGTAGTGCGTTTGCGGCCCTAGACACCCCAGCTCCTGAGGTAGTTTCTGTGGATTCAGGGGTACTCAACCTAGAGGTGTCAACATCATCCATTTTGATTTGGGATGGGATGAATACTGGAGCCTCTTCCGAAGATGGAAATGAGTCACCATTAAGGTTCGAAGTGCGAAGTACAGAGGGCCCTTGTGCAACCCCGTTCTTCAACATGGCCATCATCTGGTCTAGCCTCTCACCAATACCTAAGGAGTCCTTAAGCAGGGAGGACTCTCGGGTGAGTACGGAAACCCTCTCTTGAAGGACGTTGTTCTCCTCTGCAAGTCGAGCATTCTCAGACTTCAGGGCCTCAATCTCTACCTGAGCTGCCATAACTACAGGCTGTAGCGAAGGGCTCTCCAGGGGCTCTTCTTTTGGTGGGGAGTTCGGTCGGAGCCCACGGCTGTTCTTATTCAACTGGAATATGGCCCCTACGGACAGTTGACGGTACAAGTCTGTCGACCTGACAACAAGGTCCGCTGGCACTGTAACAGCCTCTCCTTTGGGCACCACAAACTTGATGTCATCCAAGAGGATGTCTTCGGTCACACCACACACTACGATATCACCTAAGTTCATCTAGTTCTTCCATTCTGTCTGGCGGACTGAGCTAAAGTCCTACGTATCTCTGCCATAATTCCCTTGCGAATCCTATCCTTGGCTTCTGCCTTAGCTTTCTCCACAAAGTCGAATGGTCCCCTCCCTGGGTGAATCCACTTACCATTCAGCATGGACCTTGCAGAGGCTGTACGGAAAATAAGCTCTCCTGTGTCCGTAATGATAGGGATAGGAGCCCTAGCCTTCACGAGCCAGGTCATCTGACCCTTACGCTGCCCTCGCAACAAGAGAATAAATGCTGGGTGACTGGACCGGATAGTAAGCGAAGAACTGCCTATTTTGACTGACAAGGACCTGGAGAACGCCTTCTTGGCCCTGTCCGAGAACGTAGACTGAAGTAGCTTGGCTCGGACCCTCTGTAGGATGTCCTGCTTAAGTAACTTGAGTGCCCGCTCAGGAGTCGCAGCTACCCCTTTGACAAGGGGCTTCCCGTATACTTTAGCTAGGTTGGACAAGAGGTGAAATTACCTTTTAGCGGGTCAAACTTTTGTGGACTTTCAACGCACTTTCTGCGTCTTTCTTCTCTTCAGGTGAAGAATCCTTATCCTTCAAAATGCTATCTGCATTGTACTTAAGCGACTTCATTATTGACTTTAGCTCAAGGTCTACTGCGGTGGTATCCTCCCCCGGCTTAACCTTGTCAATTTTCTTGCTAAGACCCTCAAGTCCTAACTCATCCGACCAGCCCTTAGGTAAGCCCTTAAGAGCTTTTAATGCACCACTGCTCGTCTCAAGGGTTTTTTGGTTGGTTAGCTTAGTTTTCTCTCTAGCTTTATCTCTAGCCGACTCATTGCTAACAGCTCGATCCCACTCCCCATCATCATCCTTCTTCTTCACGGAGTGCTTGGACTTATCCGCGTCTGGATGATCATGAAGGTACTTCTTGAGTGCCTCAGGGCTGTCAAACTCAGTAGCCTCCAACACACGAGCCACTACGTTGCGGACGAGGACTGCGTTCTTGAATTCAGTTAGCTTGCTTGTCATACTCAGCTCCAACGGATAAGTGGATTAGGTGTAAGGTACTAGGAGAGGAGACCCTCTCCTCACTTGGGCACCAGTTTCGATAAATAGCTCTACATCCGTCTAACCGTTTGAGGACATCCAGCATGTGCTTTACTGCAACCCCAGACTTAATCTCCGTCTCCGAATACCGTACGACGCTATAGCCCAAAGCGTAGTAAGCCTCAGCAGTCTCAGTGTCAGCAAGAATACGATCTTGAGGGTTCCCGAAAATCATGCGGGGCCCATGAAAAGCTTCCCCATCACACAATACAACCACTTTTCGACCACCTCCAATAGAGATCTTAATGTCTGCTTCTCGCGGAACCATCTGTCCCCTTATGGGAACTGACTGCCAGACGTTAAGCTCCAAAGAGTTAACCCCTTGAGCACGGAGTTGATCAACCATGCCAAGCTCAAGAAGGGTGGGGCGGTTAGCCATCGCACTACGCCTCTTTGCCTTCCCCTCTGGTGTTAAGCTAGAGTAGGCCTTTCGTGCTGCGGTGTAAGCTTTCTTGGTAACTTCTAGCCTCCTAGCTCTAGCCCACTCTTGATATCCAACCAAACCAAGAATATCCTCAGCTATAGCACGAAAGGCGATGTAGGTTAGACTGAGATCCCTCAAAAGACTACGGACCGTGGTGTCTTCTCGCCACAGACCGGATTCAATTTCTAGGTAAGTAGGATCCCCCCTCTGCCAACAAAACGATGACTTAGTGGGGGTCTAGCTTAGGAGGTGGTGGTGAGATGTCATGTTTTTCGTACCCCAGCTTACCCAAACTCCTACGAAGTTGACAACAAGAGGGGCAACGTTTTCTGTTACTCTCGGACTTTGAATTAACCTCCCAGGGTACCCCACACTTTCGACATTTCAATACTACTCGATAGGTATCTCTCCATCGAAGCCACTCTTCGCGTAATGGTCCGTGCGCTGCATTCACTCTATCTGGTCTCAAATGACTTGCTACTCCACGATAGCTACGCAGAAGCTTACCACATACTTTACACGATCCTAGAAACGACATGAGAGGCCTCCAACAAGGAGTACCCAAGCAAAAGTAGAATACCGTAACTAGTGTTCTTCCAAGCCAAAGTCCGCCCCTTAAGCTCACGCTCATCCCCTACATTAGGGTTGTTCGTAACTTCTTGACTTGCTTCGTGCTCTGGCCCCGAAGGAACAAACTGCACAGCGGAGTACTTTACAGGATTACCTACAGGCACCTTGTATCGAATGTCCTTGTCATCGAAGGACGAGATAGAGAAGTGTTGCTGTAGTATGTTCCCTCGGTTAGAGGGCATCCGTACGGGGCCGATCGAGTACCTGTCCCCATTGACCTTCATGATGAAGTCACGATGGCTAAGAAGAGGGGTGGGTCCTGTCCATACCTCATAGGTGTGCCCTTGAACTCGACCTGCTTCTGTCTGCCTAATAGCCACCTCAGCATCATCCGGTGCAATCAGGATTGGATAGGGCCCCTCATAGCCCCCAACAACTCCAACCCCGTAGCATAGGTAACAGTCGGAGATTGGCTGCTTGTGGTGAGGGGACACACAGGTACAAGGGACGCCCACATTCTTGCGTAGGAAGACGCTGGCTCTCTCTCCCCCCTGCTGAAGGATCCATCGATTTCGTCGAATGGCTTCCCTCCAGATATAGTCAAGCTTCTCTATCTCAAACGTATTCGTAGCCGCAGCATGCTCTAGTGGAGTCTCCACGAGGTCTTGAGCCGTGGCAAGTGCTGGGTTACAACTTACAGGAATACCTACCGTGGTAACGCGGTAGAAGATACGCTGACTCAGGTCTGTCTTGAGGACGGACCTTGGGTAAAGGTAAGTACACGTTACCCTGCTTGTCGTGGTGGGCAAAATAGGGGCTATGGTCTTCTGACGGCCCACCTCTGTATAGATGTTAGCGTCAATCTCAACCTCTCCCGTAGCTCCACTTACCCGAAGAACTCTTGCCTCCACCCCATCCACGAAAACTCGAACATCTCCAGGAGTGTTTGTGGGTAGTCCTCTGTCACTACCTGCTTTAACAATGGGGTAGCGTAGGGTCTTGAATACATACCTAGGCGCGTCAGACCCACTTGCAGATCGAGAGGCTCCAAATAGGATGAAGTTTGAGGATACGTCCTCCTCTACAATCAACTCGTTGTCTGTCTGGTCTCTCCAAAAGGTTGCCCCAATGGGTAGGTCGGATATCCGATGGTAAGGTCCAAACTCAGAGTCGAACGACCGGTAGACATTCACCCCAAGTAACTGAAACCCACTATTCAACGTCAGTATAGAGGGGTCATCCCAACGGAGGTCTATAGTCCCTCTCGTACCATCTAACATGAAGATGTTTAGTGGAGGTGCTGGCCACGGGAGCTTCGTCATCTCCAGTAGCTGAGGGGTCCGATCTCTTTGCCCTACCATACTTGGTACAGGGCATAAGTAGAAAGGGGAGTAAGCCGTTGGCTCACTCCCCCTCTAGGTCTCACTTCACTTCAAACTTCAGGAGGGCTGGTCAACAGCCTCAACAACCTGTTCGACTTGGCCCACGGGAGTAATCTTCCCAGTGGTAGCATCAATCTCGACAGGGAAGTTAGGGGGAAGCCCGCGAGCTACCAACTGAGCCTCAAAAACCTTCTGGCGATCCTGGTCAATTCCAGCTGCCATACGGAGGGTGCGAACCTTCTCCTGCTCTAGATCCAAAAGGCGCTCCGCACACTGCATCCGAACCCCCTGGAGGGTCTTGAAACGTTCCAAGGTCTCCTCGTCAATAGGGTCCTCAATCGTCAGGACCTTCTTCTGGGTCGGAACTTCTTCTTCAGTTACTGTAGCTTCTGTAGTCATCTCATCTCCTCGTGAAAGTTACCATCACACATACCCCAAGCGAAGTCCAA